CTGTCGTGTATATTCAAATAAAGCCTGTAACGCATTCACGTCACTTGCACCATTTATAGAAGTTTCCATCTCATTCGATTTTGCTCTAACATCGGTTCTAAATGTTGTAACATTACTCGGCACGTTATAGTCAGCTACTTCTGTTGCTTTGATTACGTACCAATCTGTTGGGGATAATAAATTAGATGCTTGTTGTTTTATATCTTCAATTTTAATAGTTTTTAAACCTTTTACTTTTACATCACCGACAGATTTTCCATCTGGCATAGTGCCATTATCTGAATCTTCTTGTGTGTATAATCTGTCCTCTAATTCTTTTGCAGTTGCAGTTCCCCATGATTTTGTAACTTGATTGTTTGCAAAGTTATACTGTTCATTGGCGTTAACATAATACTGTGTGTCTTTAAGATTTGTTGAATCGATAACCACCTCATATAAACCAATAGCCTCTTTTTCAGACTTTGACCATAATTGGAATATTTTAGCAGGGTATCTTACATCTCCTATAACAATTGATTTAGGATTTTTTATAATCTCTGTAATATTATTATCTTGTACTAATGCGTGCATATCTTAACTCTCACTTAAATTTAATGTTCTACCTACTTCTTGCCATACAGCACCATTATATCTGAACACAAGAATATCTGTTTTACCATCTGTTGATGTAAATGTCGGTGCAGTTGATGCTGCAAATTCAAATACGGTGTTAAAAGCTATCGTATGAGAACCATTATAATTAATCTCTAGACAGATAAATGAACCCTCAACTGAATTAGTTGGTGCAGCAAATGTAGTGTTTTCTGTTGTTAGATGGTATGCGTTTGGTTTTGCTTGCACATCCCAGGCAACAGCATTTGATGATGATGTTAATGCCTGTTGTGGAATATAAGCAAGATCGTTAAATTTAATGTATCCAGCTCCTTTTGCTGTGAATTCTAAACCAACATTTGTATCACCGCCTGATGCAGCAATAGCAGGGTTGTTTCCTGTTGCAGCATTAGTTACTTCTAATTCGTTTACTGCTGAAGATGTTGTTTGAAATATAATCTGCTCGTTTCCATTTGCATCTGCGATGAAACCTGCGTCTGCAATCTTTGGAGCTGTTAGAGTTTTGTTTGTAAGCGTGGCAGTTGAAGTCGCTGATACTAATCTAGCATCACCACCGGTACTAGGAAGAGTTAAAACATTACTGGCACTCTCTGAGTGTGGCGCAGCTTTTACCTGTTGACCATGTGAATTATTTTCACAATTAAATTGAATCGTACCCTGATTATCATTACCTTTGACGGTTACGTGTCCTGTGCCATTCGGTGCTAATTCTATATCCGCATTTGATGTGGTAACAATATCATTGCCATTCATATCAAGATCACCACCTAGTTGCGGTGATGTATCTGCAGCAACACTACTTATACCTAGAGATATTTCTTTTATATCAGGGTTTGTGCCATCATTTGCAGCCGCAATAACAACCTTATCACCTTTATCGGTAGCAGAAAAAGTGACAGTTGATCCTGAACCAGATGCATACTTGAATTGAACTGTGTAAGATCCTGAAGTTGAATTTCTTAAAAAATAAAATGTTTGAACATCTAAAGGTATTGTTACAATTCTATTTCCTGTAATGGTTCCTGTAAACTCAATAGCTCTGTGACCCGCTGTGTCACCAGTTCCATTGTCAGTGATTGTAAGAGCTGAAGTTCCAGCACTACCAGCTATTTTCACCGGTTGCTTGAAGTTCTACACCCAAAGGGGTAAATGTTGATGCCATAAAAAATTCTCCTACGCTGCTACATCAGTATAACTGTTATTTGTTCCTGTTGCAACATTTGAATAACTATTATTAGTTCCTGTTGGTACGTTAGAATAACTGTTATTTTGACCGGTGTCAACATCTCCGTATGCAAAAATATTAACAGATCCTATATTAAATGTAGCAGATTGACCGGTTAATCCAACCTGCATATCAACCACAGATACAGAACCAATACTAGCACTAAATGATTGACCAGATAATCCAAGAGTCATATCATTAGGGTCTAAGTTACCTACACTAGCTGTTGCAGATAATCCTGTAGGTTGAGCTACAGCACCACCTAATCCTATGATTGTACCTAAATTAAATTCTGCAGAAACACCCGATAATATCGCTGTGTTGTTTGGTGCAACTGCCGTGCCAATTGATGCAGACATTGAAAATCCTGTAACATCAACTTGATTGTTAGAAAAACCTATTGCAGTTCCTTGAGCTGAAGTTATTGATAACCCAGAAAGAATAGCTGTTGCATTTGGTAATGTTACAGTCCCTTGACTTGCTGTAAACTCTTGACCCGTTAAACCCACAACTTGATCGGCAACAGAAACAGAACCTATTGCGAAAGAAGCAGAAATACCTGATGTTGATACGTTAGCATCTGATTCAACTGCTAATGATCCAACACTAAACGATGCAGAAATACCTGATGGTTCTACAACTGCAGAACCTATTGCTGATAAAGAACCAACGTTAGATGAAAACTCTACACCACTTATATCGAAGTTTGGACTTAACCCAATTGTAATTGCAAACTCACCCCAAGAACCTTGACCATAAGTATTATTACCCCAGCCTTCTATACCCATGCTGGAAGTTATTTCTTGACCTGTTAATGAGACAGTTACATCGTTAAGATCTCCCCAAGACTGTTCATTCCAAGTCTTAGCTCCCCAACCTGCTCCAAACTTTTGGTCTTCATTCCAATAAGCTTGACCCCAGGTAAATCGACCCCATCCTGAGTTTACCGACATGGTCGGCCTCCTATGCTAATCTGATTATTGCGCTACTTGCGTCTGCTGTTGGAAACTCTATTTTGAATGTTCCATTACTCGCTGTTTTGTCACCACCAAATGCAATTATACAAACGGCATCAGTTGTTCCTGAACCACCGTCTGTTGTTGTATTATAGATCATTGCTCCGTTTGCAGTGAAAGAAGCTGATGTAAAAGTTACATCAGAAAAATCTGTAAATGCTGTTGTAGAAGATAGTGATACACCAGAGTTTGTTAAAGTCGCTCCACCTGCAGAATATGCAGATCCTGATGTATTTGATATTTCATTTGATGTTGAATAATCTGTAGTAGCAGCACCTAAAGAAGCTGAACTTGTAAAAAGAGCAATCTTAAAAGTGTGTCCACCTGAAGATTCAAAACTGTGTTTACCTTGTAAAAGCTCTTGTTTAAAGCTTGAAC